AAATGCCCCGTAAAATAATACATTATTTTACGGGGCATTTTACGGTAAAAATCACCCATAGCGCAAGAGATTTTTTACATTTTTACATTACTTTATTTTTACCAAAGCCCCCACCCTTGCGGTTTTCTTATGTAATACAAAAATCACACAAAAAATCACACTTTTGTATTACTTAATTTTTGGCTAAGGGTCCCCCCTTGCCCACTTATGTAAAAAAAGTTTTTTACAGAGGGGGTAAGGGGTTTCGGCGCAACATTTTTTTTCTAATAGCATTCCTATTAGAAATGTGGCTCCAAAATCCCAAAAACCCCCCACCACAGCGAAAAAACCCCAAAACACAGCGATTCCGGACACGATAAAATTTGACGCCCAATCCACCTAAAAAATGAATCATAACGCAAGATGCCCCACGACGACAAGCCAAAACGATTCACCTACATTGACCGTGAGCCAAAACGCAAAGTGATGGAAGAACTTGCCTCTTATGCCGAGGGGTCTATCGCAGAGTTCATCGCAGAACGCAAGGGCGACAAGAAAGACCAGATAGCCCATACTCTTAAGGACGAGGACTTTGAAACGATATGGTTCAACGAGTGCCTCTATGATAGTCTGATGGACGAAATTAACTGGACCCACGACTACCTTGAACCCCACACTGAAGGATACATTGAACGCTTTGGCATAATGGACTCTATCCTTCTGGTGAAAGCAGAAGAACGTAACACCATATCACATTCTGAATTGCTCCCCGCCCTTGTTCGTGAATCATATGAGTGTCGCTTTAAGAAGACCGACAAGGACCGGCGCAAAAAGGTGAAGCCAATGACACCTCTACTTAAGATGTATGTTGACGCACTCTAACCCCATTATAAGAGCATTTTTTTTTGAAAGCACACACAGCGAACCCCCACCACAGCGAAACCCAAAAACACAGCGATTCCGGACACGATAAAATTTGACGACCGATTAACCGTAAAGTAAAGGCATACCAAACAACAAACGAACGAACGAACGACAATGGCTACTCTTATCTCTGACCCGGCGGTGATTGATGCGATGATGGACGATACCACTATCCAAGCCAAGAAGACCGAACTTGAGAACTTCCTTACGGTGTGTATGGGTCGCCCCGAACTGCTTCATAGCATCTGCTCTATTGGTGCGATGGACGGATACTCCCTTGACCCCGAGTGTTGTGCTCCCGTCAGTGATGCTCTCCTTCACAAAGCAATGGAAAAGTGCGTGGACCGCATCTTGGCTGGGTGCTACGTCAACGGAAAGGACGGGCACTTTAGCAACGGCTTTATGGGCTCCCGTTGGCTGGACTTGAACGTCTGGGCGCAACAAAACGGGCTCACTTACTGCCGTTGTGCCTTCTACTCCAAGAAGTTCAGCAAGGACTGGAAGGGTGACAAGCCCTACCGCATTATGCTCACCGTTGAGAAGGCTAAGTAAACACTCCACAAACACAAAAAGGTAACCACCCTTTTATAAGAGGCAACTCTTTTTTTTTTGAAACCACACACAGCGAATCCCTACACACAGCGAATCCCTACACACAGCGAATCCCTACACACAGCGATACCGGACACGTTAAAAATTGACGACCGATTAACCGTAAAATAAAGGCATACCAAACAAGAGTAAGACAACCCCCTACAAGAATGTCCGCAGATATGATTATCGGTCTCAAGAGCAATGTGAAGCGTGGCTTCGGTCTTGCCGAGTTCTGGGAGACCTCCTACAAGAAGACCATTCCTATGCTCCTTGAGTCGTGGAAGACCATTTGCGAAGTGAGTGGTGATGACAAGCCGACCACTGTTATGGCGATGGCGTGGGAGGTCGTCCATCATTATACGCACTACCAGAAGGTGGATAGCAAGGACATTGGTGTCTTCTCCACGATTGGGGTGATGACTATCCCCGCCCAGACCTACAAGACCAAGAAGGGCATAGAGAAGACCACGCCCGAGCAGAAAATCCCCGCCCACTACACCCGAGATGGCGCCTACCTTGGGCGTGTGAGTGCGTTGGGAGAAGAGCCCATCTCCTACAAGATGTATCTTGAAATCACGGGCAACAACTTTTCGTTTGTTCGTGTCGGCAATACGATTGAGGAGTGCTTCCAACTTATCAAAGACCGACCGATGAGCGATGAGGTCAAGAGCAAGGACATCTCAAAGGCTGAACGCAAGTCGCTTACCCGCCCCAAGAAGGTGGTGTATTACATTCTGTCTAACTACAACCTTACGCAAGTGGAAAGCGAACCGTCCCTTGAGGAATACGAACAGGAAAGCCATCTGGAAGTTGATGGTAGAACCGAGATTACCTACAAGAAGATTGGAAGCGATGAAGGGGGCAACCCCGAAGACTCCGACGACGAGTAAGCATACAACACACAAAAAGGCAACCACCCTTTTATAAGAGGCAACTCTTTTTTTTTGAAACCACACACAGCGAACCCCTACACACAGCGAACCCCTACACACAGCGAATCCGGACACGATAAAATTTGACGACCAATCCGCCCTAGAGTAAAGGCATAACACAATCCAAGAATGCCCTACGACGCCGACCTCCGATGCTCTTACTGCTCCGTTCAACTGAATATGTCGTGGTTCTACGAGGCGATGCGTGAATACGACATTGAGTTTGATTTCAAGCCTACCTATCCCCACTACGGGTCCCTCCCAGATGAAAAGGAGGCGGTGAAATACACCATCGCACTCTTTGAGGCGCACATTGAGCGTGCCTTTGAGGACTGGACGGTCTACAAGGTGTTCGGACACGAGTTTGAGCGGACCGTAAAGAACCGTGGGCGCAACTTTAACGGCAAATACGAATACTACGACAGTGTGTGGGAGTTTCTCCGAGAGATTGCCGAGGCGTATTGCGAGGACTCTAAGGTGAAGATGCTGATGATGGACGAGGACGGCAACGTCATTGACGACGAGAATTCCGATGAAGAAGACGAAGCCCCTCTGAAAGAGTAAAGACGCTCCCACGACTAAGAACAAAAAAACAAAAAAACAAAAAGGGCAACCTTTTTTTTTGAAAGCACACACAGCGAACCCCTATGCCCGCACAGCGATTTTTACACAGCGAAACCGGATATGATAAAATTTGACGACCGAAAAACCGTATAGGAAAGGCATAGATTAGACGATGGAGCAACACATTAAGAAGCAAATGAAGAAGGTGAGAAGCGCTCTGTTTGAGCGGTGCGAAAAGAACCCGTGGGGCGATGAGATGGAGTTCTCTATCACCCGTGAGGAGTCAATGGAGTATGAGGAGTTTGAGGCGCACTTGAACAAGTATTTGACCCATTGGAAGGAGCAGTTGGAGTGTGACGAGTCCCAGTGGGCGGGTATTATGGAATACACGATAGAATGGGTCATCTCCGACGATATTGTAGGACCAGATGAAAAGCCCACGAGATGGAAGTTGTATGTGGAATGGTTAATGGACGGGTTTGAGAACCCCTTCTATGAGGATTATTCTTAAAAAACGAGTAACCACGAACCAAAAGGGCACGACCCTTTATAAGAGGCAACTCTTTTTTTTTTGAAAGCACACACAGCGAATCCCTACACACAGCGATACCGGATATGATAAAATTTGACGACCCGTCCGGCAGATAAAAAAAGGCACACTATATAGAAACCGAAGATGTCGCACACGCAACTCCTTGATGCCATTATCCAGAAGAAGAAAGAGAAGAAGTCCCCACGCAGAATAGGCAATGCTCTGTTTAAAACGATTGTAGAGATGGCGTATGAGATGAAGTATGCGAACCGCTACTGTGAAGCCGAACGCTCTAACCGATTCGTAGGAATGCTGCCGACTTATTGGAACCACAACGTGTGCTCTGTTCCATTTGAAGTAATTCGTAAGGATTACACCGAGGCGCAGATTGGAGATATTGTTGTTGAAATACACTTCCGACGGGACAAACCGTGGGGGACTTGTTGTCGTATCGCAAAAGTAGTCAAAATTAACAGAAAATCACTCAGTCTTGCGGACTGCGACCAAGACGGGCAAGTGATTCAATACAATCCAGATAGTGACACATACTGGACCCGAAAAGAAGACCGCAAAAACTACAATAAGGTGTATAAGGACCAAAATAATGTAATTGATGTTATCACTGGCACGAAACATCTGCGTTACCACGGCTGGGATTCCTAACCACGAATAAGAACAAAAAAAGGGCAACCTTTTTTTTGAGTAGCACACACAGCGAATCCTATGTCCGCACAGCGATTCCGCACAGCGAAACCGGATATGATAAAATTTGACGACCCGTCCGGCATAAAAAAAAGGCACACTACATAGAAGAAGATGTATACCCTCAATGACGCCCTTCGTGAATATCCCCCTTTCGTATACGATTGGGTATATGAAGCCATTAAGATGGACGAGTGGGAGGGAGAAGTAACAGAGGACGAGTTTAACAACGCCCACCAAGATATGATGAACGAAATTCGTGACGAGTTCTTGGAGCGCATTGAAGAACCCCAAGCACTGGTAGAAGAGTGGGGAGTGTATGAAGCCATTAAGATACACAAGCAATACTTTTCACTAGATGCGTTGATGGACCAGTGCGAAGAAGACTTTTACCGTGAACTGCTGGTCACCCTCTTAGACGAGGACCAGCCATACCAGCAATACGCTCCGTGCTATGAAGGGTTCCTTGCCTATTGTAAAAAGAAGGAAGGAGAGGGTGAAGGAGAGCGCAACTAAGTGCTACTAAAAAGGAGACTTCCTTTTTATTAAAAACGGGGTTTTGGGGGTTTTGGGATTTCAACGTGACTTTGTCCTATAGAGTAGCACTATGGGGAAAGTGTGACGTTGAAACCCCAAAACACCCCAAACCCCGCTCACAGCGACACCCCTATCACAGCGAAAACCCGTTACAGCGATACCGGACATCATAAAATTTGACGACCGATAAACCCCCAAACAGACCATACCAATAATGGCAGCCCGTTCCGAAATTCCCCGCTTCCACTGGCAAAAGAGCATTCCCAACTTCAAGTCTGCGTCCCCGAGCGACCCCGAGGCTCCGGTAAACAAGTTCAACACTGATGTAAAATCGCCCGAACTTATTATCTCCGGCAAGGACAGAATGGAAGGACATATCACGAACCGATATGATGCTCTGGGCGCAGTCTGGGAGAAGTGCCCCTTGCGATGGGACGAAAAAACGGGTGCGAAGACGGGCGTCTTTCAAGCGAGAAAAGGAGAATCCCTTAACAAGGACAACGAGAAAACGGCTGGCTGGCTCGGATATATCCTTCGTATGGGTGACAATCTGATGGCGGTTGATGTGGACGGCGACTGTGAGAAGTGCCAGTGGGTGTCCGAGCAGTGCGACAAGGTCTGCGTGTGGAAGCAGAAGACCCGCAAGGGCTCTCACTACATCTTCAAGAAAGACCCCCGCATCAAGCAGTGCCAGCCGAATGCGGACGGTATCGCCAAGATTGACATTCGTATGGGTGACACGGGGTGTCTGCTGGTGGAGCCGTCTATGTATATCCACCCCGACCAAGGGCTCGTGAAATACAAGTGGGAGCGCATTCCAGAGAGCATTCACGAACTGACCGAATGCCCGACGGAAGTCCTTGACTACTTCCTCACCATCTCCGACTACTGCGCCGTCAAGCCGAAACCGAAAGCGCCGCAAGCGCCGCAAGCGCAGCAAGCCGTGGACGACGAGAAGGAGTATCTTGCGTATCGTTCGCAGTATCCATTGGAAGAGATTGAAACCCTCTGTTCGTGCCTTACGCCCGAATGGCTCACCGACCACGGCAACTGGTTGCGTCTGATGCTTCTTCTGAAGCGCATCAGTCCCTCTGACGAGATGAGAGACCTCTTCTTGAAGCACTCCGCCCGTGCTCCCAAGTATGCGGAGTATGGCGCACAGAACGCAAAGGCGTGGAACAGTGCGAAGCCCGACGGACGCATCAGTATGGGCTCACTGAAGCACTGGGCGAAGCAGTGTAATCCCGAGAAATACTTTGCGAACGCCAAGAAGTCGTATTGGGACCTTGTGAACCAGAACAATGCGATTTCGTGGTGCGAAATCTTCTACAACGAGATGGCGGGTGACATTCTCTACTCTAACTCCCACAAGTGCTACTACGTGTATGACGCACGTGAGACCCTTTGGCGTGTGAGTGAGAACAACACCTACATCAACTTCTTGTTCGTAGAGCAAACGTCCGCCGTCTTTCGCAAGATGATGGCGGACCTCCCGCCGGCGAACGACGAAGAAGAAGCCACCAAACGTAAGGGGCAGATGAAAAAACTTATGGACGCCTCTAGCACGTGCGGCGGTGCGTATGTCATCACGCTTGTGAACTCGTTCTTGCCCGCTCTGTGCCGCTCGGACGAAGACCCCGCTAACTACTTCAACCAGAACCCCGACCTCCTCCCGTTGGCGAACGGCGTATGGAAGTTCAGTGAGAAAAAACTCATCAAGTATGAACGTGAGCACTACTTCACCTTCCGTATCCCCACGGCTTACAACCCCAAGGCGGATATGACCGACATTCGCAAGGCGTCCTTGGACTGGTTCGGACAAGATGCCAGAGTGGCAGACTTCATTCAATACTACATTGGATACTGCCTCACGGGATACACCACCCGCCAAGACTTCCTCATTGTATGGGGCACGAAAGCGGGTAACGGTAAGTCTCTTTTGTGGGGCAAGATTGTTGCGCTACTGCTGGGTCAGTATTGCCGCACCATCACCTCTGATGCGCTCTCCTCCGAGCGTGTCGGCAACAACGACCAACTCTACAATCTGAACGGCGCACGCTTTGCGTTCCTCTCTGAACCCCGTCGTGCTCGTGGGGCGAAGATTGACAACGAGATTGTGAAGACGCTCACGGGTGACGAGTCCTTCACCGTGGAGGCGAAATACAAGAATGCGATTACCTTCAAGTTGTCGGCAAAGTTCGTGATGGCGTGTAACGATATGCCCGACTTCAAGTTTGAGGACAAAGGCACTTACCGCCGTGTGAAGGTCGCCGAGCAGAACTGCGAGTTTTTGGACCCCGCCGACTTTGAGAAGGCGGACGAGAACAAAGTGCGTGAGAAAAAAGTAATGATGAAAGACGACGTTTTCATCGCCCGTCTGCTGGAGAACGTGGAGGGTCTGATGCGGTGGGCACTGGAGGGTGCGTCCCGTTTCACCGACAATCCCCGTATGGAAGCACCAGAGGCAATGTCCTCCGCAAAGGAGAAGGCAGTGAACGAAGGCGATGCCCTCGGCATCTGGATTCGTGGCAACCTTCGCAACCTCGCCTCACTTGAGAACAAGCCCGCCGACTGGAAGAAGAAAAAGGTAACCTTCAAGCGTGTGAAGGAGTTGATGACCGCACAGAACGAGTCAATGGGACACCGTCAGCAAGGATTCAACAGACGACTGAAAGAAAAGTTAGAAGCACTCGGATATGGAGTCGGCGGACGTGAAGAGAAAGGCGACCTCTACATCAAGTGCGCAGACGAGGAGGTGCCGCCGCCCGAGGACGACGAGTAACTCATAAAAGTAGAACCCCTATTTTTTATTGTATAGCATTATTATAGCATATTAAAAAAAGGGGAGCACACACAGCGACACAGCGAAATCCAGAAGGAGGTAGAAATCGCTGTGTCGCTGTGCTCGCTGTCAAAAAACGGGGTTTGGGGGGTTTTGGGATTTGGGAGCCACATTTTCCTATAGACCCGACTCCATAGATAAATGTGGTCCCCCAAACCCCTTCCCCCCGTTTCTATAAAAGTTGAAATCCCTCCGGTCTTATCCGATTACCAAAAAGATGAAGTGGATATTATGTGACTGTGGTGAATGGGTGAAAGATAATGATAAAGAACATTTGGAAGACATTCCGCACCTTTGTTATATTGACAGAATTATCGTAGAAGAACTTTTACGGATTCACGCCAGTATGTTTCCGGCAGAGTGCGTTCAGACGGCTCCGTAAAAATCTCTACGGTATGTAGAAACAAATGAGTCAGAAGAACGACATTGCTTTTGGAACCGCCTCGGAGATGACCAACCACGACTTGCTACAACTATATCTGGATACGAAGTTGGAACGCAAGGGTGGATATGCCGTGTTTGACTTTGAGTCGCCGAACAAGACTATTTTTGTTGAACTGAAAAGCCGACGCATCAAGCACAATACCTACACTACGGCAATCATCGGTCTGAATAAGATTGCCTTCTCCGACCATATCCCCGACGCAGAGTTCTGGTTCGCCTTCTGCTATTCCGACGGTCTGTATGTCATCAAGTATGATAAGGAAGTGTTTGACACACTGGAGGTGTGCCACGACTATGTCCGTGGTCCCCGCAATGACACTCATAATCACCCCCAGTCTGTCGTCTTTATCCCCATTGAACTACTTACGAAAGTTGATGAGGAGTCTCTTCGTGAACGCCCCCTTGTCGCCAAGAACGTTATGTTTGGTCCAGTAGGCGTTGATGATGAGAAGGAGGAGCCAAAGGGTCTCAATGGTCCTCTTCTCCCCGTTCGTGTGGGCTCCGAATAATTCTCTTTTTTTATTATATGCTCCAATAGAATGCCGTGGAAACTCCGCAAAGCCCCGAAAAAGGACTTGTATTGGGTCATTAACAAAGAGACTGGTAAAAAATACAGTAAAGACCCGTTACCAAAGGGACGGGCAGAAGCACAGATGCGGGCTCTGTATGCCAATGTCCCGGTGGAAGGCAGAGGTGTCTTTGACCCCCTCAAGAACCTATACAAGGACATTAAGGACAGAGGTGCTGCCGTTCTGACTGGGACAAACTATGTGGGTCCCTTCAATCGGCTGGACGAGGAATACCTTAGAACCAACCCTCCAATGGACAAGATAGATGAAGGCGCTATGCGCCACGATTTGGAATACTCTCGCATTGCCAAACTGCGAAAGGCGGGTGCTTCCAAAGAAGAGGTAGAGCGTCTCATTCGCAAGAGTGATGACGAGTTCTTAGACAACATCAAGAAGCACTGGCGAACCAATCCAAGGGCGGCGGCAATGGGCTATGCGGGCATCAAGGGAAAAAATGTGGCGGAAGATGTAGTAGGTCTGGATAAGAACTTGTTCGTGGGAGAGGGAATGAAAGGAGGAAAGAAAGCAATGAAGGGTAAAGGACCCATTCTGTCTATGTTTGCCCCCGCAGAACAAGATAGACTTTCTGCCGAAGACCGAGAAGAGGTTGAGAGAATATTACAAGCAGAGAGAGATGAAATAAACGCAGCGTATGACAGAGTATCCTCCCGAAGAGAATTTCAAGGACTGCCTCGTTATGATGCGGGTGAGTTCTACGCTGGATTTACTTACGGACTTTATGAAGAAGATGATGATTTTAAAGAAGATGTGGAGCCCGGTTCTGAATCCTTCCAAGCGGGATATGATGCTTATCTACAGAATCGTGGAATGGCTGGTTATGGTAAAGCCGCAAAAAAGCGTCTGATGCTGCTAAAGAAACTACAAGGAAGCGGCTTCTTCGGAGACTTCTGGAATGCGGGAAAACAGTTTGCGTCAAAGGTCGTAGAACGTGTGAAGCAAACGGGTGAAAGCGTTGTGAATGTGATTCGTGGGAAAGCCCCTCGGTTGGACTTGTCTCCAAAGGTGCGACAGTTGCTCCAAGACTATGGTGACCGTCCCATCGTCCGTATGTTCGTCCGACGAGACCCCATTGAGTCCGCCATCAACACGGCACTGAACTTTATTTCCCTTGGGTCGTGGAATGTCCTTAAACAAAAGTATGGCTATGACACCTTCTTTCATCTTCAGTTGGAAGTCGTGGTGCGTGTCTCGGACTCGGACGATACGAACGCACGATTCACCTTAGAGAAAAACGAAGTCATTAATGTAGCGCCAGCAAAGCCAAGCACCAACAAGACCGAAATGGTAGAAGTTCCTATGTCGGAGGGGCATACGATGAACTCCCTCCTTAGCAATGCCAAACAAACTATGGGTGAGAAGTTCTACTACTATGATGCGTTTCATAATAACTGCCAAGATTTTGTCGGAGCACTTCTTGCTGGCTCGGGACTGATGCGACCGGACATTGCCGGCTTCATCAAGCAACCCGTAGATGAACTGGTGAAAGAGATTTCCTTTACTGACCGTGTTGCCCGTGGCATCACCGACCTCGGAGGCATCGTGGACGTCGGTCTACAAGGAAAGGGTGGATTGACACCGTCAGACGCATTCGCCGCACAACTGAAGGCGGCGGGAGTCTCTCCCTCGGCGTATCTGGAGAAAGCACAGAAGAAAGCCAACGCACTTGGGCTTGCTGGGAATATGTTAGGATTCAGTAGCAATGATAAGCACAAACTACAGATTCCTAATGCCGAGGGGAAGATAATAAGGTTCGGAGCGGTGAAACTGGGTGATTACATTCTTTACACACTACAAAAGAACCCAGACGCAGAGAAGCACCGGAAGTCTTATCTTGCCCGTGCGACGAAGATAAAAGGAGACTGGGCGAAGGACCCATACTCGCCCAACTCACTGGCGATTGGGATATTGTGGTAAAGGGCTCGGAGCCCGAACCCTTTAAGGTTCCTTTGATGGTAGCAATCGTATCTATGTGATTCATTCTGAACGATATAGATAAGAAAAATAGAGTATTGGAACACACATTTAATACTTGAGAACCGCAAAGCCGACATTCTTAGCGGCAATGGCAACAACATCGGAGTTGATGGAGAAGCCCGTGCCCGGCACGAGAGCATCTACTGAAAACGCAGTAGCACCACCGACGGCTTCAGCGGCACCGAGACCCCAGCAGACAACAACAGAATTAGCAGTAATAGCGGCATCGGGGACGAGAACGGTGTAGCCAGTAGCGGCAATGGTCGCAACACCTTGACGAAGCAGACTGGGTGCTGCTGGAGAACCTTGAACAATACTGGCAGACGACATTTCTTATACTTCAGTCTGCGATTTTATTTTAGGAGATTATCACCGGAAGATTTACATTAGGCGGGAAGCAAGAGACTTCTTGCCGCCCGTGCCCGCACCCGTGCCGTAGCCAACCGCTTCCGCACCGGACTTAATCTTCCCGAGCACACCGCTCTGGGGGAGCAGACCAGTGACCGCCGAGACGAGCGGCTTGGTCTGCTGGTAGATGTCACGAGCCTTAGAGAGAATGTTACCAAGAGAGGCGAACGAGAAACCACCGACCATACGGTTGAGTTCGCATCGGACACCCATCGGGGCAAGCGGAGCAGAGATAATGTCTTGTTCCGACAAAACACCCTTGATAACACGTGACGAACCACGAATGGATTCAAAAAAGCCCGAGTTCGCCGTGATGACATAAAGTTGGGGAGTCTGTGCCACATTTGATGTGTTTTTAACGGTAAGGTTAAATTGTAACGTAAAATTACCAACAAGTGAAGCCGCTTGACCCGATTGTAGCGTTAGGTCTTGACCGGGCTTCAGAACAAGGATAGAGCCGACCGAGGGAATCAACTGACCTTGCTGACGCTGAGCCGCACCCGAGCCGTAGTTGCCACCCGCCGAGTGGGCTTGACCGAGAAAGGTAGCATAGTCCATCTCCAAGCCGTTGTGCTGACTCATCAAGAACAACTGCTCCGTTGTTGTAGACGACAAGAGACCGGAAAAGTTGTCAAAGTTGATGCTGAGGGGGTTGCGGACACCGTCTAGTGACGAAGCCAGAGGGAGGTAGTAGTCAGCATCGGTAGAGTCCAGTGCGGCGCTTGGCTTCGCATACACGATGAGGAGGTCGGGGATACAAGGCAGAGTGATGGTCTGCGAGATAATCTGACCGGTCGCACCCGGAGCAATGGCAGAACCTTGATACTGCGTGATATAGCGGGGAAACTCCATATAGGGCACCACTGACTTAGGTGGTAGTGGGACATCAAGAGAAGGCGTAAGAAACTGGCAGTTAATGACCGACTCAGTGAACTTGCTGACAACCGACTGGTTGTAGGAAATAGAAGACAGAGTGCGACCCGCACGAGTGGTGCTGCGGATAATACGATTGGGGGACGCTACGAGGTTCATAATCAACTGAATGTTATTGAGTCCGAACAATCCGGTGTCCCACTCATACTCGTCGGAGAAGACGAATGGCGAAAGCACGACTGGCTCCGTGGTGCGCCACTTGAAGCGAATGGCAGACACACCCGAGTAGGTAAGTGCTGAGCCTTGGTCGGTCCAAGCGGGGGCAACGGGGGCAGTGCCGAGGACGGGGGTAACGGCAAGCCATACATTGCCCGCATACTGGACAATGTTGCCCGCAGTATAAGTGACGGTAGAGGACCACTGAGCGCACGCCACTGGCATACCGTTGATGGCACAGTATTTCGCACCTACATAGGCGGGCGTGTTCTGTGAAAACACGCCGGAAGCAAGGGTTGCCGCCGAGCCCGAGTTGTCTGTGAAGAACAGATTGGAATACGCACCGTTGGGCTGGTTGTCGTAGTCCAACATCGCATCGTAGCCACCGTTGGGGTTCGCAAGGCAGCCGAAAGCGTCGTTGTAGTTGGCGAACTTATCAAGCATTGTCGGAGCAGTGCGAACTTGACGATTCTTTTTGTAGTCGCACAAACGGAGCACTTCACGCAAGACATCTTGGGAATTGATGACAGTGGTTGTATCGTTGATGGTGGCGCTAATGGTAGAGCACAACTGGTTCAAGGGAAGAGCGCAGAGGGCAAAATCACGACCGGGGACCACGATGGAATCACCGCCGGTGGGAAGGGAGGCAAGGGTGACGTCCATCTGCTGGTAAACAGTGCTGCTCCACAGCACTTTTCTATCGCAAAACACATTTTCTGACGGCACGTATATGTTATAAGTGTGCTGAGACTCGGTCTGTGCGATAGCATTAAACGGAGCATTGGTGAGCGAGAGGGCACCCTTCTCTACCGCAAACTTCGGGCGGGACTGAACAATGCGGGAGTCAAAAACGGCGAGTTTCTCAATGTCGGCACTCATCTTATGCTGGAGAGTTAGATTAAATTATGCGTCCGAATTACTTCGGGATATTCTCTCGGAGGTCTTCGTCGTGTCCTTTGGGCGAGCCATTGACAAAACTCCAGACACGTCCCGCCGCCCACTGAGGGGCAGAGAGTTTCGCCGAACGGGGGGCATCTACATTCTTGACAAATGAACCCTTCAGCCGGACGCTCTTCAAGTTGGAACGATGTGCCCCAAGTCCTCTGCGATACACGGCAGTCAGAATCTCTAAAGGAATGTCTGAGAACCGGGAGATTTCTTCCAGTGAATAATTGCCGGGAGGGAGACCGTAGCGTTTTAGCACCTCTTCTTTATTCGTCATTCTACTTCTCACTAAGAATCTTCTTGCGAAACATCATCTTGATGCTGACCGACGACAAGTTAAACATATTGATGGGGAACAGTTCACCAGTAAGGCGGAACTTCCAGAACACACTCACATCAATGTTGCGAATCTCTTGCTTAGACGAGGAGAGGTCAGATATACGATACTCCGCCGCCGGAGCATAGTAGACGAACTGGCGATAACTATCCGCACCGCCAAGTGCCGTATCCAGTGCCACGTCCGTAATGATGGGAGTGAAGGCAGAACGACTGGTAGGTGCCGAATCACCAAGGTTACCCGTTCCGAGAAGGTTGGGAGCCGAAGCGGCTTCAAACTTGATGGGAAGCAGTGAGGTAGTGAAGACGATAGAACTGATGGGCGACCAGAGAGAATCCACCGATTTGTAGTCTTGAACCAGTTTGTAATAGACCTTCTGCTTTTCAATGGGGACATATCCCAATGGCGCCGCACCACCGTAAGGAGTCAGACGATAGTCCGCCACATTCGCATAGAACTCATTGCTAAAAATCATCTCACGCACATAGCCCGGGGGGACGGCTGCGGGGAAGGCTGGGTAGACCACTTGGTTGATGGTAATGGCTGAAATGGTGGTCGTGTTCCAGTAGAGACCGCCAAAGTTGGCAAACAGACCCGACATATTCGTGTTAAAGAAGAGACGCTCTTGGGGACGGGTGGCTGGAACCGCAGTGCCCGCCACATAGGGAAGCACCGTGAATGGCTCCAGACGCTGACCGTAGCCGTCCGAATCACCAAAAATGGTAAAGTCCTTGAGGGATTCGTTGTAGGTAATCTGGGGAGTCTGGCACGAGGCGGCAAACGCCGTGAAGTTCGCAAAAGGGAAGGGGTCCGTCAAACCCGGGTATGCTGCCCACGCCGCTTGGAAATCCGTGAAAAGAGTGGCGTGTGCCGTGTCTAACGTGGTGTTAATGGTATCCAACCAGTGCTGATACGTCAAGCACCAGTAATAACGGGTAGAAAGGTCTTGGACGGTGGTGGGGGGATTGGGCGTGGGAGCAAGAACGGGGTTCAAAATCTCTGGGACATAGATGACACGGGTCGGCGTGGGGGCAAGGTTGAAGGTGATGACACCCAAGTTTGTCGTCCAAGACTGCTGAAGGGTAATCGCCACCGCATAATTCGTGAGGTTTACATTGGACTGACCCGTCGCAATACTGGGAATAAACAACGGCAAATCACGATTCGCACCGTTCATCGTGAAACGAATGATGGAAAACTCATACTGAGACGCATCTTTCACCAACGCCGTATCACGAGTTTCGTTGAAACGAATCTGTGGGTCGGGTTCCGTGGTGCTGAGCGCATTCAAATCACTAGTTTTTTCATTGATAATGTCACAATTGTAATAGATATAGTTGGGTAAATCCAACTCTCCACCAAGTCTTTCAAAACTGCCACGATTGTAAGCCATCTTCTACTATGCTATGGATAATTATTTGCGTATCTTATCATATGTCAGTCCCGACACAAAGTCATCGGGATTCATCTTGCTCTTCTTGATAATCGCACCATATTTGTCAAGAGAGTAGGGCGCATAGAGCAGCCGGGCAACACAATGGCGTCCACACGTGGCGACGTTGGGTGACGAACTCTGGAAGGCGTGGTGGTTGTAGAAGACGGGCTTCCCACTGGCTCGTAGCAGTTGGGTTAAGTCCGGACGCTCAATATCCAGTTGTTCCAATCGTCCACCCGACATTCCCCCCTTCTGCTCGGTGTCCGGAGCATCGCCATACGAATCAAAGAACTCAATGTGGTCGGGCTTGTTGATAAGTGCCGTCCAGTGTCCCGATGTGGGGCTCACGTTGGGGAAAAGCAGAATGGCTCGTCCTTTGTCGTCAAACATCTCTTCCGCAGAGGATAGGTCTTTTAGTTGTGGGTAGTTCCAGATTTTGATGTCATTTCCCAGCAGTTTCCGGAGGTCGTCGTCCCCCAATGGATACTGACGCACTTTCTTGATGGACATACTCTATTCATCGTCTCATTTTATTTGTAGGGGTTATTTAGAAAATGGCGTATGCTGAATGGAGTCCTTACACGGTGTATGTGGTGAACGACATTGTGAATTACAGTGGTGCGAACTATCAAGCACTACAGATTAATCAGAATGTTGTCCCTACCACTCTTGCCCCTAACTGGGCGGTGTATAGTCCGGGTGGTGGTGGCGTGAATATCGTAGATGATAATACGAATGCGACCTTCTATCCCACTTTTGTGAGCGGCGTTGGCACGGCGGTTTCTACTCTCAACATTGATTCCCTTACCACTCCCTTCTCTTTCAATCCAAGCAACGGAAACATTGCTCTTGCGACCACACTGAAGATTGATACAAACAAAACGGCTCTCGGTCTGGGGGCGGGCTTGACAACGCAAGGGGCGAGTGCGACGGCAATCGGTGTGAATGCGGGCAATGACAACCAAGCCGCCAATGCCGTTGCCATCGGTGTTGATGCGGGAACTCTTTTTCAAGGGGCTCAAGCCGTTGCCATCGGTCTTGATGCGGGTCGGAACTCTCAAGGTGAGAACGCCGTTGCCGTTGGTATTACGGCGGGCAATTCCAATCAGTCTGCCCGGTCTGTTGCCATTGGTATTACGGCGGGTCAAATCAGTCAAGGGGTTGATTCCGTTGCCGTCGGTAGTTCGGCTGGAACTACATCACAATCCACCCGCTCTGTTGCCGTTGGTATAAATGCGGGTCAGACCTCACAAGGAGCAAACTCCGTTGCCATCGGTGATTTTGCGGGCAATTCCTCCCAAGGTGCGTCTTCGGTTGCCATCGGTGCGGGTGCGGGTGCGACAGCCCAGAAAGATAGAGCCGTTTCCATTGGTATATCGGCGGGAAATAATACGCAAGGAAGATTTTCGGTTGCCGTCGGTGATGGTGCGGGCGGGTCAAACCAGAAGGAGAGTTCGGTCGCCGTCGGTCTGAACTCGGGCACTATTACGCAAGGCACCCTTTCGGTCGCCATTGGTGCTTCGGCGGGAAATGATACGCAAGGGGACGCAGCCGTTGCCGTCGGTCAGAATGCGGCGAGTGTCTCGCAAGGTGCGAGTGCCGTTGCCATTGGTAGTTCGGCGGCTGCTTCATCGCAAGGGGCAAACTCAGTTGCCGTTGGTGCTGAGGCGGGTCGGACTTCACAAGGGGCGAGTTCGGTGGCGATTGGTAATAATGCGGGAAAAACACGCCAGTTGGCGGGGTGCGTTGCGATTGGTCTTGATGCGGCATCGGGTGCGGGTTCTACCGCCACAAACTGTCAAGGAGCCCAAGCCATCGCCATCGGTAATGAGGCGGGATACGGAACGGGAGCCGGCTTTCAACAAGCGGCTGCGATTGCGATTGGTGCGGCAGCCGGTCGTGCGAACCAAGGAGCCGATGGTATTTGTATCGGGTCCCGTGCGGGCTATACGGCTCAAGGTGCGAACTCTATTGCGATTGGTAGAAATGCGGCATTTGGTGGTGGCGGTCAAGGAACGAACTCGGTCGCCGTCGGCAATGAAGCGTGTGAGAACGGTCAAGGTGCGGGTGCCATAGCAGTGGGATATCGTGCGGGTTATACCGCCGCTCAAGGAACTCGTGCGATTGCCGTCGGATACACGGCGGGTATGACCCAAGTGGCGGGTGCGATTGCGATTGGTGAAGCGGCTGGAACCAGTCAATCAGCCACGGCGGTCGCCATCGGTCAGTTGGCAGCAAGCATTGGAGCGGCACAAGGAGCGGGTGCGGTCGCCGTCGGTGAAACGGCTGGTTATTCCGCACAAGGAGCCACCGCCGTCGCCGTCGGTCAGAATGCGGGACGCACCTCTCAAGGGGCAAGTTCCGTTGCCATTGGGAAGTCGTGTTGCTATTCGGGTCAAGGAGCGTCCTCGGTCGCCATCGGCGATTCGGCGTGCTTCTCGGGTCAAGGGGCGGGTTGCGTTGCCATCGGTCAGAATGCGGGTAATAACTTGGCTCAAGGTGCGGGTGCGATTGCGATTGGTAAAGGTGCGGGGTTTGGAACGACCACGGGTCAAGGGGTGAATGCGATTGCCATTGGTGTAGATGCGGGGAAAATCACTCAAGCCACCGAAACCGTTGCGATTGGTGTGAGTGCGGGTGAGGAAGACCAAAAATCCCGTGCCATTGCCATTGGTTATTCTGCGGGTCTTAACACACAAGGAACTGGTGCGGTTGCCATTGGCTCTCAAGCGGGTGCTACAGACCAAAAATCTAATGCCATTGCCATTGGTATTAATGCGGGAAATGATACTCAAGCAACTGGTTCGGTTGCGATAGGTGAATCAGCGGGCAGATACATTCAAGGGTCGGGTGCGGTTGCGATTGGTAAAAATGCTGCGGGAGCCAATTTAGTGTCGCAAGGAAATAATGCGGTGGCAATCGGTAATAATGCGGGAAATGATACACAAGGTCAGAATGCGGTAGCGGTCGGTGTTAATGCGGGAGCGGATACACAAAGTTCCAGTGCGGTGGCTATCGGTAATTTGGCGGGTAGGATTACACAAGGGGCTTCTTCGGTGGCGGTTGGCTCTCAAGCGGGACAAAACAACCAAGGGGCGGGTGCGGTTGCGATTGGTGTGAGTGCGGGGAATGGGGCGACATCGGGACAAGGGGCGAATGCGATTGCGATTGGTAATTTGGCGGGTCAAGACTCTCAACTGGCGGGTTCTATCTGTCTGAATGCGAGCGGTGTGGCTCTTAATCCAGCACAAGCGGGGTGTTTCATTGACCCCGTTCGTAATGTATCTACTACGAATATTGTTAGATACGATACTGGAACACACGAGGTCTCGTATAACGATGAAACGTCCCTATTCGCAGTAGATACTCCTACAAGTCATACAATCGTAGTAAGTGATAGTGGTGGAGGAACTCTTGGTGGTGCTGCCTATAATATTCGTGTATCACGATATACAAAAATAGGTCGTCTCGTATATTATCAAGGCAACATCAGTATCTCGGCGAAAACTGGTCTAACTGCTGGGAATACTTTGAGAGTATCGCTTCCTTTTCTATCATTAAACGTAGCAGATTTTGTCCAATCCTTCACTGTCGGTAGAATGAACGATATGACAACCGCAATCGTTTCGGTTGCGGCAACCATCTCCCCCAACACAGATTTTATGTCCTTTTTTATTAGAACTGCTTCCTCTGTTAATTCTGCTGCTATGCTTGTTAGTGATGCTTCTACTTCTTGGAACTGTCGTTTTGGTGGTTTTTACTTTGCTAATTCTTAGATTTCCGAACTTAACTACCAGTAGTTTCAGTGTCGGTGGAAGTTATATTGCTAATTCTTAATCACAAGCCGATTTTTTTGTGGGGTCTATTCAGAATATGTCGTATGCTGAATGGAGCCCTTACACAGTGTATCTACTAAACGACATTGTGAATTACAATGGTGCGAACTATCAAGCCCTCCAGACCAATCAGAATGTCGTTCCCACGACTCTTGCTCCTAACTGGGCGGTCTATTCTCCGGGCGGGGGTGTGAATGTTGTAGATAATAACACGAACGCAACCTTCTACCCCACCTTCGTGAGTGGCGTTGGAACGGGGGTCAGCACGCTCAACATTGATTCCGTTACCACCCCCTTCTCTTTTAACCCAAGCAACGGAAACATTGCTCTTGCGAGCACATTAAAAATAGACGGCGACAAGACGGCGTTCGGTCAGAATGCGGGACGGTTTTCACAAGGTGCGGGAGCAATCGCCATCGGTCAGAGTGCGGGAGAGGGTTTTTCGGTAGGAGTGGCGGGGCAAGGGACGGGTGCGATTGCGATTGGTGTGGAGGCGGGTCAAGGGTTTGATTTATCCAACTACCAACAGACAAACTCTATCGCAATTGGCTACCAAGCGGGTAAAAAAAACCAAGGGAACAGTTCTATTGCGGTGGGAGAGGGTGCTGGAAATAACCAGCAAGTCGCCTCTATTGCCATTGGTCTGAATGCGGCAAACACGGGAGCCATTCAAGGGTCGGGGGCAGTCGCCATTGGCGAGTTGGCTGGCTATTCGGGGCAAGGGGCAACCTCCGTTGCCATCGGTCAGAACTGTGGACGCACGAGTCAAGGGGCGAAGTCGGTCGCCATCGGCGTAGATTCGGGACGCACGAATCAAGGGGCAAGTTCTATTGCGATTGGTGATACGGCTGCCTTTCCGGGTCAAGGAGGTTCCGCCATCGCCATCGGGCAACTTGCGGGTGGGTCTGCCGCCCAAGGGACGGGTGCGATTGCGATTGGGGCGGGTGCGGGTCGGGGGATTGTCCTTTCTCAAGGTTCTAATGCGATTGCGATAGGCACGAATGCGGGAAGCACGATTGCGAACTCCAACTCTATCATTCTGAATGCTATGGGTTCTGACCTTCCCGCCACCGCAGCCGGCTTCTTTGTGGACCCCATTCGCAACATCACACACCCCAGCACACTCTTTTACGACACGACGAACAAAGAAATCACTTTTGGGGAGAAGATATATTTGAATGCGGGGTTTATCGGCACCATTATCGCACAATCCTATTCCCCGGGAAATGTGTTATTCGGTTCCAACATAGGTCCGGGGTTTCTATCTCCCTTGACATTCTCTCCGAGTCTTCTTAATACGGGGACAAATGGGTGGATTAGCACAACGGGTCGGTTCTATTCTCCTACCACAACCACCTACACCGTGGTGGTGACTCTGTTTGGGGCTACCACGGCGGGTGGTAATGTGTTCTTTGAACGCAAAACGATTGGCAATACTCTTATTGAAACTAAATTGGCGGGTTATTCTCTGACTGCGATTTCTCCCACCTTCCGACAATATACTACGATTCTCACTATGAATACGGGTGATTACTTTCAAGTCTATGTAGATGACTCCCCCACTCTATTGTATTCCGCCCCCACCCAATTTACCTTTCTCCAAGTCCGAGAGGTGTAATTCCTCGGGGAAAAAGACCGCATTCTTCTCCAAGTGTGGCGTATCGGCATCTTCTCGGCTAAAGATGTGAATGGCGTGAAGACCATTGGTGTCCTCTGGGCGACTAATCGCATCATACTTCGCATCTGAAAATCTCAATTTAAAATCCTCTATGATGTTCGGTGGGACAAGGGGGCTAATCTCAGACAAACGGTCATATTCCGTCTTGACATATTTCAATAGGTCATTCGGTGTCATTCGTTCATTCCTCGGCAACGACATCTCTATCGTTAAGAACCGATACAACTTCGCATAGTTCAACGAAGAGATGCGATGTCCTTCTGCCCTACGACTCCACGAGAAGTAAGAGCCTATCGTAGTGAGTATGGCAGTCAGTAGAGCCACCACACCCACTCCCACGGGGGCATAGGGGCTTCCTCCAAAGAGAGATTCTGACCCCACACTGACGGCACCATTGAGTGTCCCTAAGATGATGGCGGGAAGGTCTATCCATACATTGCGGGCACTATACATCTCCTCGGCTTTCCTATGAATCCAAGAGAGGCAATGGGCTTTCTCTCCCGTCTCTGCGAAGTATTCTTCTAATCGCTTGTTCCACGTGATGGTTGTCGTAATCTGGTCACTCATCTACTTACACCAGATAATTTGGGGGCAAATCAATGAGAGCGTTGGGGTCTGCCCGTAGGGTAGAGGCGAGCCACGAGAGGTCGTCTACTTCTTCTTTGGCTGCTAATGGAAAGGCTCGTCGGTAGTCTGCCCGTGCCCGTTCTAACACGGAAAGGATAGTAGGTCCATCAAAGTAACGCCCCAAGAGAGAGTAGAAGTCGTCACTCTTCAGTTGAGGAGGATACGACCTCTCACGCACCAATTGCTCTATCCAGTGTTCCAACCAGTAGCACCCCGCCTCGTCTACGTTCTTCACAAGCACCACACGCTTCACAGAGGCTTTAGAAAGGACGGGACGGGATTTTTTAAAAAGCAACGCTTGTTCCTTGGCTTTCTCTTTTGCTTCGTCCTTCTTCATCTACCATAGCAGAAAGATTATTAATGAGGGATTTAGGTGGATTGGTTGGTAAGAGAGGAGGAATCAGAGGGGAGAAAAACGGGGGGAAGGGGTTTGGGGGACCACATTTTCCTATGGCATCGGTCCTATAGGAAAATGTGAGCCCCAAATCCCAAAACCCCCCAAACCCCGTTTTTTTGTGAAACCCCGTTCTGAAACGATAAACCCCGTCTACCCATCAACCGGCAAAGATAGTCGGACCTTACTTGGAGATTGAAATTTGAAAAGTGCGTTTTCTTTAGGAAACAGAACATCTTGGATATTAATAACTACGGTGGTGTCAATGGAACGAACGATACGCACGCTAATAGAAACATTGAATGACCCGAATGTATTGGAGAACGACAGACTTCGTGAGGCGATTTCAGTCGTGATACAAGAACTTCATAAGATGGTGGAGGAGAAACGAAAGAACCAAATCATCTATCCAGAAGAGAAGTGTCCGTGTGGGGAATGCCCTTAGGCTTGGTGGAGAATCTCGGCGTTCTTCTGGCTCACCATCATCGTAGGGAACCCTTTGATGAAGCAGAGCCATCGGCTGCCAAACTTGCGATAGCGCTTCAAGTCATCTTCATCAATGCCAATCTGGTTCTTGAGGAGATAACGGAGGGCGTGAAAAGACGTGCTCTGGGGATAGACGACCAAGTGGGTTGCTTCGGTGAGAAGCAGACGGGTCTTTTTATAGTTCGTAAGGAAGTGGGACAAGCAGAGCATTGTAGTGTTTGTGTGGCGACCCATAATCGCAATGTCATCAATCAACTTATGGATTACTTTATCGGCATCACCCGTTAACGTATCGTAGTCGTCCATTATGAGCATACAGTCCTTGAACTCCTCCAAATCGGGATAGTCATCTACGAATGACTGAATGTTGAGACGTTTCAAGAACTTGAGAGCGTCAAGGGTAGCGTCCTCTTCCAACTTGCTGACGAGATACACTTCTCGGTCGGGAAACAACTTCTTATAATAAGAAGCGAGAGATTTTGCGATGTAACTCTTGCCGCTACCGCTCTGACCGGCGATATACCACACTTCACGCTTCTTGGGGTCGGGCGTAGGGAGCAGTTCAAACTGCCCCTCGTCGTCCAGTTCAATGGTCGTATCGTTGGCGGAATCACGATACATCTTCTCGTAGATAGACGCAAGAGGCTCCTCCTCTTTCATATCGTCGGGACTCGTCCCTTTGGCAAGGGCATCTTCCAGCCGGACAAACGCACGGGTGCGTTCGGCGGGTTTGAAGCCGGTCATTTCCTTGGCATATTTGGTTCGGTCAATGACTCGTTTGGGCTTCTTGGAACTGCCGGGCTCATCGTTAAGGTAAAGGATATCGCCATCGTTATCACCGCCCTTCACTCGGGCAATCGGACGAGCCTTCTCTCCGTGTTTGGTAAAGGACAAAGTCGGAGGCATCTATCAATGCCCACGATTTTTTTTTACAGAAAATGAGAAAAGTATCATCGGGGAGGGGTGGATTACCACATTTCTACCATACCCATCAACCCGAATGGAATACTTTTCTATTGGGGGTGCCGATAATAATATGTGCCCGGAATAGATGTCATCGTGGAAGGAATGGTTGCGTTCGTGGCTACCGCCCTACTGGACTGGACCACAATTAGACCCATTGCCCGTCTATGAAGAAGTCCCCAAGCATACGGGGCGTTATACACTCAAGCCCGACCGGATTCTATCGTGGTATTATGGGGAACGGGTGAAGGCGGGTCTTCCAAAGTTTCCGGAAGGGAGTCCAGATGCGTAAGGAATCCCGCCTTGTCCAGTTGGAGTTGATTGATGTGGCGTTGGATACGGCACTCTTGCCGACCGAACTCTTCTACGCAGTCCATCATCAACCGCTTCAATGAACTGAGGCGGTCCAAGTAGATGACACGTAGGTCGGAGTGTGCTTGGAGGGTCTTGGGACTGTAAGGGAGTATATCAATGGAGTGCTTGATGGTATGGAGGGCGTCTACCTTCCTATTGATGAGGTCAATACTGTTCATCTATTGGGGAGAAACATTTTGTGTCTTCTCCCGGATTCGTAAAAATTGACGACCGATAAATCTAACAGATAGGTATAACAAAGATGACAAAGGGCGCCGCTTACAAAGCATATTACGAGGCAAACAAGGAGCGCATTCTGACGGCGAATAAGGAGCGTGCGAAGGAGAAGCGTCTTCAATTGCGAGAGGCTTCGGAAGAGGAGAAGGAAAAAGCCCGTGAGAAGCAACGGGCAAAGATAGAGCGCCTACGGCGGACGAACTATACGGCGGCATTGGAGGAACTTGCTACCCTACACAAAGATAATGAATTCGGAAGCATTTTCAAGACGCTTACGAAAACACCGTTGGGGAACCTTACTCCCTCAATGTTTGAATGGCTCTGTCAAATCCCGACTGCGTCCGCCAACCGATAATAATCTCCGGCAGTAGAATAGTATGCCAGAACCCGAGAAAGTCGTGGAAGTTCCAAAAGAGAAAAAGAAGCCCGGTCGTAAGAAGAAAGTTATTCCGACGATACAGTTTGAGAAGAAGGAGGTAATTCTTCTTTTTGATTAGCCAACACATAGTCCCGTTGTTGCGAGGTGCTATGACCCATCGCCACCGAATCCTTCTTCATTTCCTCCAAAGTGTCCTTGTATTTATCCGTCAAGAAGATATGACGCAACATTGAACTACCCACCTTCTTATCAAATACCTTGTTGAGAAGACGAGTAATTGCGTTGACCGCCGTCATCGGCGTCCCGTCCGCCGACACGAGCAACTTGATGGGGTCATTTTTGCGCTTGACTTCTCCCTTCCACAGTGGGTGGTGTTTGAAGAACAACTGAAGGACTTCCCAGAGAGGGTCTGGAATCTCTTGTGTCTGTGCGCCCCACTTTTTACTGGTCTTGTATTTGTTGTAGATGAACCGCTTCCCCGCAATGTCCAGATAGTTCTTGTCGGTGGGCATCTTCTCATTCCACTTCTTGACGATATACATATCCAGATAGTCTTGGTTGCGTCGGGGTTGGACTTCGGTGTAGAGAGCCAGCACCACGAACTGAAGGAGTTTGTCGTATTCGTTGGCGTCTACGGAACGTTTATTGGGGGCAACGAGACCGCCACGCAACTCTGCCTTGCGAGACTCAATGTCGTCCCACGAAAGCCAGTTCTCGGTCTGCTTGTTGCTCTTCACCTTCTCCTTCTCTTCTACCCGCTTCTCCTCTACACGCTCTGTCATCTTGTCTTGGAAGTGTTGAAAGGGCTTTTTGTAGCCCGCCTTGTCCTTATACATAGAGAGCACACTGGTTACTGTGGCAAGCAGTGCTCGTTGAGTGGATTCAGCATACTCCGCAATGATACGCTCTACCTCATCTATCTTCTTCAGAAAGGAAAGGTTCTTGAAGGGCTTCTTCCCGTTTAGTGCGTAGAGGCTTTTGATGTAAGCGTGTGCGGTGTTCTCGGCAACCTTACGCTTCGTGCGCAACTCCTTTTCAAGGTTCAACATAAACTCGGTGGTCTCCATTCTATCTTTACCGGAGGAAAATAAACTTGGAAAGAAACGCATTGATTTCGGGAAAACCGGGGGGAAGGGGTTTGGGGGACCACATTTCTCTATGGAGATGGTCCTATAGGAAAATGTGGCGCCCAAACCCCAAAACCCCCCAAACCCCGTTTTTTAGACTTTCGGATTGTAAGTATTAATGTTCTCTCTTGTGATGGGTTTGATAGATACCACTTCCTTCATCTTCT